AGTGTTGAATACGATCTAGATGAAGCTACAGACGAAGACGAAGACGAAGTTGTTGAAGAAGCAACTAAGTTATCTGACAACGTTGCTGCACCTAAAGCAGGCGAAGCAGATTCAACAGAATCACCTTTAACTAAAGCACCAAAAGGTACTAAAGTAGCAGGCGCTGGAACTCCAGTTAAAGCTAAAGACGGTGGCGAAGGTGTCAAAGGCGAAAGTGCTAAAGACCACACACCTACAGACAACATTAAAGTTGAGCCTAAAAAGGCATAAGTAGGAGATTAGATTAAGATGCAATCCAGAAAGTTATACGAATATTTGAATCCTAGTACTGCTAATATGCAGATTATGGAATCACAAGACGGTAAAGACCTTTTCATGCAAGGATTATTCATTCAAGGCGATGTAAAAAATCAAAATGGACGAGTATATCCGAAAGATGAGATATCTAGAGCTGTTGAAAGTGTTCGTACACGTTTAGGCGAAGGCGAAACTGTAATGGGAGAGTTAGATCACCCAGAAGAGTTACAAATTAACTTAGATCGTGTAAGTCATATCATCACTGAGATGAACGTTGACGGTGCTAATGGACTAGGCAAATTAAAAATTATAGATACTCCGATGGGTAATATTGCGAGAGCATTATTAAAAGCAGGGGCAAAGCTAGGCGTGAGCAGTAGAGGCAGTGGTAATGTAAATGAGTCAGGTAAAGTATCTGACTTTGATATTATAACAGTCGACATTGTGGCCCAGCCTAGTGCACCAGATGCTTATCCCAAGACTATCTATGAGAGTTTGTTTAATATGAAAGGCGGTGCAATGTTGCACGAACTAGCCGGACAAGTTACACACGACATAAGTGCAGAAAAACATCTGATAGGTGAGATACACAAACTTATCAGAGAATTAAAAATATAACAGAGAAGTAGGAGACTACTATGGCAGTGACATTTAAAGACCTAATTGAAGGAACAGACTTAACTTCTGAAGTTAAGGAATCCTTGCAAGAAGCATGGGAAGCAAAAGTCTCTGAGGCAAAAGAAGCAATGACAGCTGAACTCCGTGAAGAGTTTGCACAGCGATACGAGCATGACAAGAGTCAAATCGTAGAAGCTGTTGACAACTTTATTACAGATAAAGTAACAGCAGAAGTTGCAGAAATTGCAGAAGAAAAAGGGGCTCTCGCTGAAGACAGAGTCAAATATCACAAAGCCATTAGTGAACACGCTAAACTGTTGAATTCTTTCGTAACTGAAAGTTTAGCAAAAGAAGTTAAAGAACTCCGTGCAGACAAATCAAGAGTAGCAGAACACGTTACTAAACTTGATGAGTTTATCACAGAATCTTTAGCATCTGAAATTGCTGAGTTTCACGAAGATAAGAAATCATTAGTAGAGCAAAAAGTCAAAATGGTAAGAGAAGGCAAGAAGCAATTAGCGGAAGCTAAGAAGAGCTTTATTTCTAAGGCTGCTAACTTAATTGAGAATAAAATCAATACAGTTATCACTGAAGAAGTCAAATCTTTCCGAGACGACATCACTAAGAGCCGTGAGAATGACTTTGGACGTCGAATTTTTGAAAGTTTCGCTAACGAGTACAACACATCGTACTTGAACGAAAGCAAAGAAATTAAGACGCTACAGAGAACACTCGCTGAGATGGAAACTACAATTAACGAAGCAACAGCAACAGTAGAAGCATCGCAAGACGCATCTAAATTAGTTGAAAGCAAGTTAAGAATAGCAGAAGATCGTTACACTCGTAAAGAGACACTTAACGAACTAATGGCGCCACTTGGCAAAGAGAAGAAAGAAATCATGTCAGATTTACTTGAAAGTGTTACCACTGAAAAACTAGAAGGTGCTTTTAATAAGTACTTGCCTAGCGTTTTAGATGGCGAATCACCTAGAGCGAAGAAGACATTGTCTGAATCAGTAATTAAGGAACATACTGGTAATAAAGAAACTGTGCAAACAGCATCTGATGACGAAAAAGATAATGTAGTCGAACTCGATTACATTAAAAAACTAGCCGGACTTTCAAAATAACAGGAGTAATTAATAATGGCAAATTTATTTGAAAGCAACTGGTCCGCAACCAAAGAAGCATTGCTTGAAGGTGTTTCTGGAAACAGAAAATCTTCATTGGATGTGGTCCTCGAGAATACTAAACGGTATCTATCAGAGGCCGCAAGCACAGGTGCAACGGGTGCAGGTTCAGTCGCAACATTAAACAAGGTAATGTTACCTTTAATAAGAAGGGTTATGCCTTCAGTAATAGCTAATGAGCTAGTCGGCGTACAGCCAATGACTGGTCCAGTTGGCCAAATACATACACTAAGAGTCCGTTATGCGGAAACTGGTGGCGGTGCTACAGCAGGTGACGAGGCTTTAAGTCCTTTCAAACTTGCTTCAACTTACGCAGGATCTCCAGATGCTACAGCAGCAGCTGAGGGAACTCCAGGTAAGAAGATGAGCATCCAAATCTTAAAAGAAACAGTGGAAGCTAAGACTAGACGTCTAAGTGCTCGTTGGACTTTTGAGGCAGCTCAAGATGCAGAAAGCATGCATGGTGTTGATGTCGAAGCAGAAATTATGCAAGCATTAGCACAAGAAATCGTAGTTGAAATCGACCAAGAAATTATCGGTTCATTACGTTCACTAGCAGGTGCTGGTACTACTTTAGACTTTAGTTCTTTAAGTGGTCAATCAGTATATGTCGGTGACAGACACGCAGCTTTAGCAATTGAAATTAACAGAGCAGCAAACAGAATCGCAGCAAGAACAAGACGTGGCGCTGGTAACTACATCGTAGTATCTCCAGAAGCATTGACAATCTTGCAAAGTGCATCAACTTCAACGTTCGCAAGAACAACTGAAGGTTCTTTCGACGCTCCTACAAACACTAAGTTTGTTGGAACATTGAACGGAACAATCAAAGTATTCGTAGACAACTATGCAGCAGACGGAACGAAAGTTCTTGTTGGTTACAAAGGTTCAAGCGAGTCAGATGCTCCAGCATTCTACTGTCCTTATATCCCATTAATGAGCACAGGACCTGTAATGGATCCTAGCACATTTGAACCAGTAGTTAGCTTTATGACACGTTATGGTTATAAAGAACTAACAAACACTGCTTCATCTTTGGGTAACGCAGCAGACTACGTTGACGCAATTACATTGTCCAACATAGCATTCCAGTAAGCCTTAAAACTTATAAGAATAGGAAAAAGCACTCTTCGGAGTGCTTTTTTTTGACTTAAATATCAGTATCTAAATTACCTCAACATTTATACACGGTGTGAACTTAACAGGCATTACAATATGCTATAGTCAAGCATTAAATAATATGTACAAACACTTGACATCATTGCACTTTTTGTGTATAATATAACTATGCCGTGGACAAAAGGTAGGACAATTCTGTCTCTATTTAGAAGCCACTGCAGAAAAAGGAGGAATAAATGAAAACTTTATTCAATATAGAGAATGGATTCAAAGCACTAGTAATTATACTATTGTCGATGATCGCATTCAATGCCGATGCGGCAAAATGGAGCGGAGAAGCAGGTTATGCAAATGACTATGTATTCCGTGGAATATCTCAAACTCAAGGCGCAAGTTCTGCTTTCGGATCTATTGATTTAGATTTAGAGAACGGTATTAATGCTGGTGTTTGGGTAGGTCAAGTAGACTTTTCTGGTAGCGATGCTAGTGAAGAAATCTACTCTTATATTTCATATAGCAAAACGTTAAGTGATGCTGTTAATGTAAGTGTAGGCTACGGTGATTACACATACGCAGGAGATTCAAGTTTAAATGGATCTGAGCAGTATGTTTCTGTTAATGTAAAAGACTTTGGTCTTACGCATGTAATGGGTAATGACACCTACAACGATTATACAAAACTAAGTTATACTGGTTTTGATATTGTTGATATAGCATATGGCATGCAAGATAATGTTGGAGACAGTCTAATGTTTTTTAGATCTTTTGATTTACCTTTTGGTGGATTAGAAGGTTCAGTAGCATATATTGACTTCACTGCTGATGACAGCAGTTTACTACAGGACGAAGACCAGTTTGTCTTTGCTGTAAGTAAATCATTCTAAGTATTCGTACTTAATAAACGGTACCCCAAAGCGAAAGCAGAGGGGTATTTTTTTGACCGCTATTTCGTAATAACATATTTTATCTTTCTTGATAAATAGTTATTATATAGTTTACAGTAAGGGATAATTTAAAATGGCAAAACGCACAGTTATAGCAGCAGATGAAGAGTTACTGGTTCAGGGTACGCTCACCGTCACAGGGAATGTTACCCAGATAGAATCAACGCAACTAGTCAACAGGTTAGAATCAGATGAACTTGTTATTAATGCCAACGGCGATGATGTTACATCAAAACTTATCCTAAAAAGTAACACAACTCAAGCAACTATATCGTATAACCATACTGCTGGTGTTATTGAAATAGACAAAAACATCACATTTACTGGTGCAAGTCCAAGTTTAACAACAGACATCGTTGGTGATGTAACAGGTGATGTAACAGGTACTGTAAGCAGTATTGCTAATCATAGCACAACAAATTTATCCGAAGGGTCAAACTTATACTATACAGATGCAAGAGCAAGAGCTGCTGTTTCAGTAACTGATGCCGGCGGAGATGGCTCACTAGCATACAATAGTGGCACTGGAGTAATTACTTACACAGGCCCAAGCCCTAGTGAAGTAAGAGCACATTTTAGTGCTACTGATAATGGCGGTGATGGATCATTTAGTTATAGTGCTGGAGTATTCACATACACTGGCCCAAGTGCCAGTGAAACAAGAGCACACTTTACTAGTGGTACAGGAATTACATTAAGCAATGGTGAAATAAGCATTTCTAACAGTGGCGTAACTGCTGCAGAATACGGAAGTGTAACAGCAGTTTCAAAAGTGGATGTGAATGCACAAGGACAAATTACAAGTGCATCAGATGTTGCTATAGCAATACCAAGTTCAGCAATAACAGATTTTAATACTGCCGTTGGTGCAAGAGTAGATGCAGAACTAAATGGTAGTACAGGTATTACATATAATGCTGGAGCAATTAGTATTACTAACACAGCCGTAACAGCGGCAAGTTATGGTAGTGCTACAGCAATACCAACATTCACTGTAAACCCACAAGGGCAATTAACAGCGGCGGCAGATGTAAACATAGCAATACCGCATACGCAAATCACAGACTTTGACGCAGAAGTAAAAGCATTAATTAGTGTAACAGATAGCGGAGGCGACGGAAGTTTATCGTATAGCAATGGCGTAATAACTTATACTGGTCCAAACGCAACAGAAGTAAGAGCTCACCTTAGTGCTGGCGATGGTATGGGTTACAGTGGTGGTGCTTTTGCAGTAGATAGTACAGTTGTTAGAACAACTGGTACACAAACTGTAGGCGGTGCTAAAACATTTAGCAGTAATGTCACATTACCAAGTCAATCAAGTTATCTTCCAAGTGTAGTAGCAGATAATTACACACCAGGGGACGGAACAGTTGGTTCAGAAGTTGCAGCAACAACAAGATATGTAGAAGCGGCAATAGCAAGTTTAATAGACGGTGCTCCAGGCACACTAAACACCATTAACGAAATAGCAGCAGCATTAAACGACGATGCTGGTCTTGGTGCAGATGTTATTAGTCATAATACTAGAATTTCTACACTAGAAGCAGTAACAGTTTCTACAGGTAACGGACTAAGTGTAGATAACAGTGCAATACTTAGTAGCCCAACATTAACAACAGACGATACTTACATTAAAAACTTGTTTAGTGCAACAGATAGCGGTGGTGATGGTTCATTCTCTTACAGCAATGGAGTATTCACATACACTGGTCCGAGCCTTGCAGAAGTACAAGCAAGGATAGATAATTCAGCAAGTAATGTTAGAGCACATATTAGCGGTGGCGATGGCATAGACTTTGCAAGTGGTGTTATAGATGTTGACACTACAGTTGTTAGAACAAGCGGTATGCAGACTATTGCAGGTGCTAAAATATTCCAAGACAACGTTACTGTAACAAATGATAGTACAAATCTAGCAGATGCAACAAGATTAATTATTCACAGAGACAGTTATACAAGAAACCAGGCTGGTATTGATGGAGAATTAGGTAGACTTGAATTTATGTATGGCTCCGATATACATGGCGCTATTGTTATGAGAGCTTCACAAGCATCAGGCGATGCTGACAAAATGCAATTTTATGCTGGTGATTTTGGACATGATATATCAGATACAGCTGCACCAGCATTAGAAATTACAAATGGTGGTTATCTTAGAATTGCTGATAATTATCAAATTCCTAAACAATCTCCAAGTAACAATCAAATTATAGCATATAGAGGACAAGGCTCAAATATAACAGAATGGGTTAATGGTGTATTCGAAGACAACGATCAAACGATTAGCGGTGACAAAACATTTACTGGAGAATTAGTAACTCCAGACAGTGCATCTACAACAGCTGGTGCAATATATCATGACGTTAGTGCTAACAAAGCATACATTTATGTAGGCGGCACAGCAAGAGAAATTACTCCAGCAGTTGATGTTGGTTCTATAGAAGATGTTGGAGCAACAGGCACAGATATCTTTGCAGGCAACAGAGTAGATGGGTCAACAACGTATGCTGGTATTAAAAGTATAACAGACGGAACATATACTACATTAGTAGACTCAGCAAATGTTATTACATTAGACGCAGACATTTCTGCAATACGTGGAGCATTTAGTGGCTCCGGTGATATAAGTTACGATAATGCAACTGGTGTAATTAGTTTTTCAGACTCAGATAGAAGTGATGCTACAATCAGAGGATTGTTTAGCGGAACTGGCAGTACACTTAGTTACAATAATAGCACAGGCGCATTTACAAGCACAGCAG